TTATGTGTAGCAGGATCATTATAACGATTCTTTAATTGCTTTACCATAATCTGACCTTGTGATTCTAACTCTTCATTAGAAACCAAGGCAAACATTAGATCCGCCGTTGCGGGTAATCCAAAAGACTCGGACGTATCTTCAAGCCCAGGATCCGAGCTGCCATAACCACTACGCGTCGTTTGAGTTGCAGATACGATCGGAACGTCAAACTCGACCGCCAGACCACGTAGCTCTTCAGCAATTGCTTTGATGTATGTGTAAGAATTGATAGATCCTCCCATTGTTTTCATACGAGAAGATGCACAGATATTCAAGTAATCGATGAATATCATATCAGGTACAAACTTCTTCTTTAGTTTAAGTTCATTAAGTAATGCACGAAAGTGATTGCTATGTGCAGAACCGGTTGGATATTCTTTTACAATCAACTTACCGTTTGTCATCTTTTTCAGTTTTGCAATCTTATTAGAAAACATATCAAATGACAAATTAGGTATTTGATCTAATGGTACGTCAAGTAAGTTAGCATCGATTCTTTCGGCAATACGTTCTTCTGACATTTCCATTGTAATATATAAAACGTTCTTACCTTGTGCTAGTACGCTTCCAGCAACATGGCACATAAATAGAGATTTACCAACACCAGTGCCAGCCAAAGCAATATTAAGTGTTTTATTGGGTAAACCGCCTTTAGTGATGAGGTTAAGTTTTTCAATGTCAAACTCTATCCTTTCTTCTTGTGCATGGTAAAAGTCATATCGATCAGAAAATGCTTCAATATAATCGTGACCGATATTTGTATCGAATGATACAGCCAAAGCTTTTTGTAATAGATCAGGCAATGCATTTTTAGATAGAGTCTTATGTTTACCATCAATAACAGTAATGGCTTCTAGTACAGCTTTATGTACAGCCTGATCTTGACACCACTTCTCAGTAGTATTCTCAAGCCATTGTGTATCAATTTCTTCTATCTTGAATATATCAGGAATTATTGCTGATGCTTCAGTATAATCATTTGCATTTGCAAAACGATCAGACTGATCTACCTCAACACGAAAAGACTCCTCGGTCGGAAGCTTGTTATACTTCGCAACAAAGGATGCCAATTCTTTAAATAACTTCTGATGTATACCAGTAAAATAATCTGGTTGTATAAACGGCAGAACCTTACGCATGTAATTTTCATTAGTCAATACATTTCTTAATATAGTTTGTTGTAGATTCTCACTCAAGGTCTTTTGCTTTCACTTTTTCTGCTTCTTGGAATAATGTAAATAATACATCACCGGCGACCTTTTGTAAACCACTATTTTTCTCAGTGAGTTCAGGATCTGGTGTTGACTTAATAGCAAAATCAAATGCTAGTTGAAACTCTTCTTCATCTTCTGGATCATCTATCATTCTTAGATTCTTAAATCCAATCAAAGTCTCAACAAATGCACCTGTTAGAAGGCGAACATTAAATTCCATTTCGCCTTCACCAGGATTAGTTTCTTCTTCGAGTGCAAAGTCTACATCTTCTTTTAAGAAGTCACTAGTGATAGTCATACCACTTCCTCTACTATCTCATCCATTGATACTTCTGATTTGTAACCAATAGAATATTGCTTCTTGACAAACTCTTTAAAATCTGTTTTATTAAAGATGTCAATCCAGAAAAACTGTCCGAGTGTATCTCCGTATCTTACTTTGTTACCTAACTCACCGGTCTCCTGGTCAACCACAGCATACCACCCATTCGATGGTTTCTCAACATACCCACCTGCTAAGGCAACATCAAGTAATCCACTATAATCTTCGACGCCACCTTCCCATGAGACAGTGATTGGTATCTTAGACTTTTCTTTTACATAGCGTGATTTCTCTACGTTAATCACAAAGTGATAACCTTGAATCTCTGTACCTTTCTTATCTTGCTGACGACCAATGATCCAGATATTATCGGCTGAATAGTAAAGACCTGTACCACCACCAACTACGGCTTTAGGGAACAGACCGATTTCCATATATGTATGGTTAACAGCAACCATAGGAATATTCTTCATAGTTAAGTATGGAGTTGCCATACGAAATAAACCTTTGAGTGCTTTTGCCCTTGACATATCTGCCACTGACTTTTCGTTCATAGCATCATCTAATTCTTTCTTCGATGCTAAGTTACCGATTGAATCAATAACAATAATAACATTGTCACTACGATCAATGTTCTCAAGTTGATTGACTAAATCAAATTTTAGTTCTTCTACATTTGTAATAGGCGTATGAAGAACACGGCTTGCGTCAATATCAAATTGACTAAAATAACTTTGAGGTGAGCCAAACTCAGAATCATAAAATAACATAACGGCATCTTTGTGATGCTTCATGTAAGCGCCAGCCATAAGCAAAGCAAATGAAGTTTTAAAATGCTTTGATGGACCGGCAAGGACGGTAAGACCTGCAGATAAACCACCATCAATATCACCTGACAAGGCAACATTAATCATTGGTACATCTGTCTTTACCATATCCTTTTCATTAAAAAATTTAGACTCAGAAAGAACCTCCGTAGCTTTTAGCTTGGAGTTCTTTTTGAGTTTATCCATGATAGACATGCATAATCTCCTTTAGATTGATAAGAATATTATATCACGATTTACGGGTATTGTAAACAATATTATTAGACTTTTCTCTGTCATCTACTTCATATTGTTTTCTTACTTCGTTGTTAGCATCTATGACTTCTTCAAGGATGCTAAAATCACCAGCATAATGTAAAAAAGCTGACGTATCTTTTGGGAAACAAGCTCCACCAAATCCGTACTTACCGTCGTAACCTGGTACAGTTGTATGTGATGCTCCGATACGAGGATCATCAATCATTGCATTAACTACACGAGAATATCTTGCTTTTGATTTATGTATAATTTCTGCGAATTGGTTAAACCACATTACTTTACTTGCAAGAAAACAATTTATACCATACTTAATAAAACTTGCTTCTTCGAATGTGGTAAAATGAGTTGGACATTGACGACATGCACTATAGTCATCATAATACTTTTTAAGTTGTTTACAATCTTCCTCGTAACCACCAAACACATGAATAGTAGGATTTAAAAATTCTTCTATTGCATTACGCTCAGCAAGAAACTCTGGATTGTAAACTACTCGTTGAAACTCTAAAGGCATGATATCTGGAGTAATAGTAGATTTAATTACAATTAATGCTTTTGTATTTTTACGTAACCATTCAGTTGCTTCTAATACTAAATCAGCATTAATAGTTCCATCATCATTCATAGGTGTTGGTAAACAAACACAAGCAAGATCTATATACTTATTTAAGTTCTCTAGCTCTGTTCCATATAGCGGATCTACGATATATTTTTCTATACGAGGATCATTGAATCCTGCATCCACAGCTTTACCTACAAAGCCATGGCCTATGATTGCCATCTTCATTAGTTTACCTTATGATAAGTTTTATACCATTCTACAAAATTTGCAACACCTTCTTGCATCGATACCTTCGGTTTATATCCTAATGCTTGTAGCTTAGTTGTATCTGACCAAGTATCTTGATTATCTGCAGGATGCATTGGGCTATAGCGAATGTTGGCTTCTCTATCTAGATTCTTTTCGATCTCTCTGACAAAGTCCATAAGCTGTACACGTTCGCCATAACCGATATTATATATTTCGTTTTTACCATGTTCCATAGACTCAAGTGCAATTATTACTCCATCTACAATATCATCAATGTAAGTAAAATCCCGTGACATATTGCCATCGTTATAAACTTCTATTTCTGTCTCATTTATAATATTATCTACGAATTTATATAATGCCATATCTGGTCTACCCCATGGACCATAAGCTGTAAAGAATCTTAGACCAGTAGTAGATGGTATACGAGCATAATTAAACATAGATTCATTTGCAATCTTAGTCATTGCATATGGATGTTTAGCTTGTCCGGGTGGATCCTCTTTAAATGGAATCGGTCCTGTATTCACACTTGATGTTGATGCATATACAACTTTATGTATTGCTAACATTTCACATGCCTCAATCAAGTGATGAGTACCTTTAATATTATTCATCATATACAGTTGTGGTTGTTCTAGTGAAAATCTAACACCAGGATAACCAGCCAAATGTATAACAGCATCTGGATTTTCGGTATACATGAAGTCTACTATTTTATCACG